GTACCTGGCAGGCGAGGCAGAGAAGGCCTTCCAGCAGCGTGACGAAGCCAAGAAGGCCCTCAAGGCTTTCGAGGGTCTCGAAGACCCGGCAGCTGCGCGCAAAGCACTGGAAACCGTCGCAAGCCTCGACCAGAAGCGGCTGATCGATGCCGGCGAAGTCGAGAAGGTCAAGTCGGAGATCAGCAAGGCCTTCCAGGCCCAGCTGGACGAAGCCAACACCAAGGCGCAGACCCTCGAGCAGCAACTGTACGGCGAGAAGATCGGCGGCAGCTTCGCTCGCTCCAAGGTGATCGCCGAGAAGCTGGCTGTCCCGGCTGACATGGTGCAAGCCACCTTCGGGAATCGCTTCAAGATCGAGGACGGCAAGGTCGTCGCCTATGACGCCAACGGCAACAAGATCTTCAGCCGTGCGCGCCCGGGTGAACTGGCCGACTTCGATGAAGCGCTGGAAACCCTCGTCGACGCTTACCCCTATCGCGACACGATCCTTAAGAGTTCCGGTGCCAACGGCGGCGGCGCTCCGAACGGAAACGGTCAGCCACCCAAACCCAAGGGCAATTTTGGCGGCAGCAAAGAGGATCGCCTCGCAGCCATCAAGGCCCTAACCGCACAGAACTGATAGGAGGCCCGAATGGCCCTTTCCGATATGAAGGTATTCAACGAGTACCTCAAAAACGCCACCATCGAAACTCTGGCCCAGGACGTTGAGAAGTTCAACGCCGCCTCGGCCGGCGCCATCCGCCTGACCACGCAGGGCATCGACGGCGACTTCCTGCAAGAATCCTTCTGGGCTGGTCTGCATGGCGCCCAGCGTCGTGTCGATCGCTACACCAGCAACGGCAACCAAGCATCCACCGCCCTGGCGCAGAAGCAGTACGACGCCGTCAAGGTGGCCGGCGGCTTTGGTCCGATCCTGTGGGAGCCGTCGCAGCTCGCGTGGATTCAGAAGAGCCCGGAAGAGGCGCTGGAAGTCATCAGCCGCAACCTGTCCGAGGCAATCGTTGCGGATCAGCTGAACACCGTAATCGCCGCCCTGGTCGCTGCTATCAGCAACCAGACCGCCGCGACCAACGACGTGTCGGCTACTGCCGGCGTTACCTATGCCGCCATCAACGCCGCGCACGCCAAGTTCGGCGACGCCTCCGGCCGCCTGGTTGCGCAGGTAATGAACGGCGTGACCTTCCACGACCTCATCGGGAAGAACCTCACCAACGCGCAGCAGCTATTCCGGGCTGGTGACGTGACGATCGTCGACATCCTCGGCAAAGCTGTCATCGTGACCGACTCCCCGGCGCTGTACTCGGCCGCGGTCGCCACTCCGGCTGCTCCTGCCAAGCAGCGCGTGCTGTCCCTGGCTGATGGCGCTGGCATGGTGATGGATGGTTCCGACCTCATCACCAACATCCAGACCGTCAACGGCAAGCAGCGCATCGAGACCACCTTCCAGGCGGATTACACCTTCGGTCTGGCTCTCAAGGGCTACACCTGGGACACCGCCAACGGCGGCAAGTCTCCGACCGACGCTGAGCTGGCCACCGGTTCCAACTGGGATCTGGTAGCGAACTCGATCAAGGCCTCGGCGGGCGTCATCACCATCGGTGACGCTTCCCTGTAACCGATAGGGGCGGGCTCCGGCTCGCCCCGCTCCACTGGAGACTGAAATGTCCGAACAGAAGATCAAGTACGTTCAGCATCCGGTATCGCCGGAACAGAAGGCTGAGCTGCGCGCTCAGGGCTTCAAGATCATCGACGCTCGATTCGCGCCGCCTGGCGAGGTAGTCGAGCAGCAAGACGAAGCGCCGAAGCCGCGCGCCCGCAAGACCAAGCTAGAGCCGACCGAGGCCGAGTAAATGACCGAGTACATCACCATCGCGCAGGTTGACGGCCTGCTGGGGTCCGACTGGACCACCGAAGACAAGAAGGCCCGCGCGGTGCTGATGGCTAACACCTGGCTCAGCGCAAAGCCGCTGACGGCGTTTTCAGAGGTTCCCCCTGCCGTGGTGCAGGCAGGGGCGGAAATCGCACGGGAGGCCGCCGCAGGGGCGCTGTATGGCGCAACTGAAACCGGCGTAACGAGCAAGTCCGTGACGGCTGGCGAGGTGAGCAGCAGCAAGTCCTATTCGGCTAGTTCGCGCAAGCTGACTGCCGGCGAGGTGTTTGCAGAGGCTTTGCTGCTGCCCTATCTGGGCAGCGCTAATCAGGTTCGACTGGTGCGCGGCTAATGGGGTTGCGCGACGAGCTGACCGCAGACATTGCGGAGGCATTCGACGAAGACCTGGCTGATGCAGTGACAGCATTCACTGGCACGCAGCAGGGTGAAGACGATTACGACCCGGTTACGGGGGCAATGACGCCATCGGTGGCAGCCTACGCCGGGCGCGGAGTATTTGGCAGCTACTCGAACGACGAGATAGACGGCTCTTCGATCCTCGCGACAGACGAGCGACTTACAGCTCTGCAGGCTGAGGTGATGGTAACTGAGGCTGGAAATCCGACCGAAACCAGGGCGACCCCAAAGGTCGGCGACATGATCGCAGGCAAGCGCGTCATTCGGCTTGGAAAAGACCCCGCAGAAGCAACTTGGATAATTCAGCTGAGGGCGTAACGATGTCGTTCTCTGATGATATTCGGCGCTTCACCACGAAGACGGTCGAGGCGCACGACAAGATCACCCGGACGGCCACGCTAGAGCTTTTCAGTGGGGTGATCAAGGCCACACCTGTGGATACAGGTCGTGCGCGGGGCAACTGGCAGACAGCGGTTGGTTCGCCAGCGCAGGCGGAGACTGATCGAGTAGACAAAAGCGGTGGCGAGGCAATTGCTGAGGTCGAATCCAAAACCCCGCAGGGTGCCGGCCAGGTCACGTACCTGTCGAACAACCTTCCCTATATCGACGAGCTCGAAAATGGCAGCTCCAAGCAGGCGCCCGAAGGGATGGTCCGCAAGAACATGGACCGCGTGCAGCGCATGGTAGAAACCGCTATCCGCAAGAACAAGGTGTGACGATGAGCGAAGCCAAAATCCACTCTGCGCTGGTGTCGGCCTACATCGCCTCAGGCGTCATGCCTGTGGCGCGAACTAAGTTTGAGGGGAAAGCTTTCAGTCCGCCGACAGGGCAGAGCTGGGCGCGATTAACCGGCCTGCCAACTGGCAGAGCGCCCGCCGCTCAGGGCAAGAACGCCGCACAAGAATGGACCGGGATTTTGGTGATCGACGTTTATCACCCGATCAATACGGGTCACGCTGGATTGCTGGCTGACGCGGACACGCTATTGGCATTCTTTTCGTCCGGCAAGCGCCTCGACTATCAAGGACAAGGAGTTCATATCCGGCGAGCTGAGCGATCTCAAATCAAAGAAGAGGCCGTCTGGCAGTCGGTCAGCGTCAGCGTCTACTGCACCGCCTGGTCATTCCCGGCGTAACCACAACCCAAAACACCGCAGCCCGCCTTGAGCGGGCTTTTGCATTTCTGGAGATAGCAAATGCCCTATGCACAAGGCGTCAACCAAAACACCTACATCAAACTGGAGGGTGTCGGCGGTACGTTGGACCCGGCCGTCGCCTGGATTCCGCTGCGCCTCATTACTAACGGCCTGAGCCAGTCGGTCGAGGAGCTGGAATCGGACGAGATGCTGCCCGGCCGCCACATGGCCGAGTCCCGCAGCGGCGTTTCCAGCGTGGCCGGCGACCTTGAGGCGGAGCTGACCTACGGCACCTTCGACATGCTGCTCGAGGCGGCATTCCACGGCACCTGGACTGCTAATGTCCTGAAAACCGGCAGCACTCGCCGCAAGTTCGCCATCCTCAAGCACAACGAGGACATTGGCCGCTGGCTGATCTACCGCGGCTGCGAAGTCGGCAGCGTTGCCATCGACTGCCCGCTGCAAGGCAAGATCGGCGTCACCTTCTCCATGATCGGCACCAAGGAAGAGGCCTACGTTTTCGACGGCGTGACCGAGAGCATCGCCGATCCGACCGAAACCGTGATGATGACAACCTTCGAGGGCTCGCTGACCGAGGGCGGTACCGGCCTCAACCACGCGACCGCGCTCAACCTGTCGCTGGACAACGGCATGGAGGCGATCTACCGCCTGTTCAGCCGCGACGCCTACGACATCAAGCTGGGCCGCATCAACGTCTCCGGCAGCCTGTCCGCTTACATCGAAGACAACCGCCTGAAGGACAAGTACCTCGGCGAGACCAAGACTCCGCTGGTTATCACTCTGACCGATGGCGAGAACAGCTATCAGATCAGCATGACCCAGGCCAAGCTGACCACGTCGAGCGAGGAAGGCACTGGTGACGACCCCATCATCCAGAACTACGACTTCCGGGCCTTCAATGACCAGGCAGTCGACACTGAAATCACCATCACCCGCATTCCGGCGTAAGGGGTTCGCATGAAACCGAGTGACTTTTTCACCCGGGCCAAGGCGAACGAGGGGGAGCGCATGCCGCTCTCCCTGCCTGACGGGACGCCAACGGATGAGTGGC